CGGCGCGGCGTCGTCGATCGACGCGAGGGCGATGCTGGTCACGGGTCGGGCCTCCTAGTGCTTGATGAAGTCGAGGGGAGCGCCGCGGCCGGCCGCGGCCGTGCTGACGGCGATGTGGACGCCCAGCCGCTCGGCGTGCGCGAGCGGCAGGCGGCGTGGGCGCGCGAACAGCCGCGCGACCAGGTCGAGGAGGCGTCTCACGGCCGCCTCCCGCGCCAGCGGCCGATGTGGACCACGACGCGGCCGGCCGCCGGCTCCTCGGCCTCGAGCTGCTGGTAGAGGATCGCGGCCGCGGTGGCGGCGCCGTACATCGGCACGATCTCGGGCCGGCGCCGGCGCGCGTCCTCCATCGCCTCGGCGAAGTCGCGCGTGCGTTCGAGCAGCTCGCGATGCGAGGACAGCACCTCGAGGAGCTGCTCGTAGGTCGGTTCGGGATGGGCATCGAGCGCCGCGAGCGCGGCGCTGCACTGAGCTGACAACATGACGGGTCACTCCCTCGGGCTGGAGGTGTCGGGTTTCGGATGCGGCGACGAGGACGGGGACGGCCGCGTGCGCTTGTGGGGACAGGTCGGGCAGCTCCGGTGGAGCTGCACGCGGACGGGATTGGCGGCCGAGAACGGCCGCTTCTGGTTCTCGAGGCAGAGATCCACGCCGATCTCGCCCAGCACCGGGCAGACGACGGTGGTGCCCATCAGGGCGCCGCGCACCTTCTGCTCGACGTTGCCGAGCCGCGCCTTGTATCTGCGCCGCACGACTTCGTTGATCGTGGTCTTGGAGACGCCGATGCGGCGCGCCGTGGCGCCCTGGCCGCCGCGGTCGCATTCGTCGGCCAGCGCGACGATCCAGTCCGGGATCGCCTCGCCCCACGCCTTGTGGGCCTCGTCGAGAGTGTGGCGGCTCATCGCGCCGCCTTTCGCGCCGGCGGCGCGAGCTGCAGCTTGTTCAGCCAGTTGGCGCGGCGGCCGATCGGCGGCGGCGCGCCGCCGTCGACGCCCACCACCTGGCGCAGGTTGCGGTCGACCGCGGCCGTCAGGCGCTTGCCCTTCATGATGAAGAGCGGCGGCTTCGGGCCGCTGTCGCGGATCAGGCGCCACGTGCACTCGTGGTAGCCGACGCGCTCGTCGTCGGCACGCACGTAGCCAGTGCGGCTTAGGAACCGCAGCTCGCGCTGCACCGTGTTCTTCGGCCGGCCGGTGACGGCGACCAGGTGCTGCGTCGTGGCGCTGCGCAGGATCCTGAGGGTCTGCCACAGGATCTCGCGCTGGCGCGGCACGCGCGGCGGCTTCAGGGGTCCGCTCATGGTGCGGGCCTCAGGAGCCCAGCGCGTGGCTGGCGAGCTTGTTGGCGCGGGCGATGCCCGCCTCCATCATGTGCAGCGGCTGCTTGCCCCACTCGGCCTCGCCGACCTTCTTCAGGTTGCGCTTCAGCGCAAACTGCTCGATGCGGGCGAGGCCGACCCGGACCAGGCGCGCGCTGCCCTCCGAGGCCTCGTGCAGGCGCTTCAGCAGCGCGTCGTCGATCTCGGGGAGCATCGCCTGCGGCTTGCGGTCGTCGGCCAGCAGGTGCTTCGCCAGGAGGTGCGTGTCGTCGAGGTCGAGCGGCTTGAACTCCAGCTCGAAGGCGACGCGGCCGCTGAACTGGCGCTGGTCGATGCGGGTGCGCAGCTTCTTCACGAAGTCGGCCATGCCGACCAGGATCACCGGCATGGTGCTGAGGTCGTGCAAGTCGCGCAGCGTGTTCAGGAGCCGCTTGCTGTCGACCACGTAGTCGGCCTCGTCGACGATCAGGATGCGGTTCTGCCGCACCAGCTCGCCGACGATGCGGGTCAGCGTCTTGGCCAGCGAGCGGTCGGGCTGCACGTCCAGCTCGCCGGCGATCGTCTCCAGCATGGTGAGCGGCGACCAGAGCTGCAGGGCGCGGACGTAGACGGCGCGCTCCTGGCGCACGCCGTACCAGGCGAGCCCGGTGGTCTTGCCGTAGCCGGTCTCGCCGAACACCACGCCGATGCCGGGCGTCGACAGGCTACGATCTTTCAGCGACTCGCCGAGCTCGGCGAGGCGCAGCAGGTTCTTGACGGGGGCGATGACGTCTTTCATTTTGGTATCTCACTCTTCGTTGCGAGTTGCCGGAGCCGGTCGGTGTTGCAAGCGCCGCCGGCTCTTCTCGTGTTTGGCGCGGCCTTCAGCCCGCGCTGTCCTCCTCGACCATGCGATGGGCTTTCCATTCGCCGGTGGTCGGGTAGATCTGCAGCCAGTGGCGGTCGTCGGCGGCGATCTCCGCGCCGGCGTCGGCCTCTTCCTTCAAGAGCTTCCAGCGCGCGTAGCGCTCGTGCGGCTGTTCCTCAGGCAGCGCCGGCGCGTCGAACGCGGCGACGAAGGCGGCGTGACGTTCCTGCTCCTCGGGCGTGGCCTCCGGGATCTCGCGGCGGCCCTGCGAGCGGACGGCGCGCGCCGCCTCCTCGAGGGCGGGCGTCAGCCAGGTCACGTTCGAGCTGGGGGCGGCGGGCGGCGGCGCTTCGCCGATCATGCGGGCCGCCACGGCGTGGACGTCGGCCTGGCGCGCGAAGCGGCGCAGCTCGGCCTTCCCGGCCTTCACGATCGCGTCCTGCTCGGCGCGCACCCGCATCGCCATCTCGGCGCGGTCGAGGCCCTTCAGCTCGGCGTTGACGGCGATGCCGACGAAGGCCCAGGGATCGCTGTCGGTGTAGACCCAGACCTGGCCGAGATCGTCGGGATCGAGCCGGACCTGCACGCGCTCGCCGACATCCATGCCGGCGCAGACATAGTCGATGCCCTCGACCGAGACGCCCTTGCGCGTGATCGTGCGGACGTGGTCGCGCGCCGGCGGCATCAGCAGCATGCCGATCGCCGCCGGGTCGGCGAATTTCTGCGGATGGGCCGCCACGCCCTCGACCCACACGTCGTGCGGCGTGCGGCCGTCGAGCCCGGCATGCGGCGAGACGTCGTAGTCGTTGGCGATCCAGCCGGCCAGGCGGGCCTGCAGCTCCTCGCCGGTAAGGTCGACGGCGAACACCTTCTCGTCGCTCTCGCCCAGGCGCTGGGCGAAGGAACGCCGCGCCTCGATCTCCTTGCGGGCCGCCACGTCGGGCCCGACGTAGCCCGGCTGGTAGGGCATGAAGCCGTGCTGCACGGTGCCGATGGCGCGCTCGACGAACGGCTTCTTCTCCGGCGAGTAGGGCGGCGTCGGCTGCAGCACGATCTCGAGCTGCGTCATGGCGAGGACGAAGTGCTTCGACGTGAAGTCGGAGCCGTTGTCGGTGACCAGCACCTCGGGCACGCCCCACGTGGCGATCGCGCGGGCGACCAGGAGCAGCGAGGCCGCGGTGCGCGGCGTGCGCGAGACCAGCGCCATCATGCGGCGCGAGAAGACGTCGACGACGACGTAGATCGAATGGCGGCCGTCGAGACAGAGCACGTCGGCCGGCGAGGCGTCGATCTGCCAGCGCTGGTTCGGCCGCTCGATGCCGCCCGAGGCGTTGCCGAGCGCGAACCGGAACTTGGAGCGGTAGCCGTCGGGATCGTTGAGCGCCGACAGCACGGCGGCGTTCTGCGCGTCGGCCTTCCACTTCGCGAGGAAGCGCGCGATCGCGCCCTGCGACGGCAGCGCCATCATGAGCCCGAGGCGGTCCGGCGCGCCCTGGGGGAACTTGTGCGCGACCAGCTTGGCGAGGCCCTGGGCGCTGATCGCCGGCTGGCGGACGTGGCAGCCCAGCACGAACTCGGCCAGCTCGGCCGACTGGTCGAACACGGACTTTCGACCGCAGTTCGAATATCGGTCGACCAGCTCGTGGGCGCGGCCGGCGGCGCGCGCGGCGAGCCAGCGCTGAAGCGTGCGGCGGCTGAGCCTGGCGAGCAGCGGCCGCGCCCACTCCGGCAGCACGACGTGCCCGGCCTTCACCGCCTGCACGAAGGGATCGAGCGACGCGCGATCGGAGCGTCCGCCCCGGAAGCGGTCGAACTCGGCGAGCAGAACCTGACGGGCGCTCAGCCGCTCGGCCTGCCGCGCCTTGAGAGTGGAAGCGACGGTGGCGGGGATGGGGGCGGGCACGGCCGCGCGATTGGCGGGGCTGGCGGCAGAACGATCGGCGGGACGGTGCGTCGCCGCGATGACGCGCCGGCGCAGGATCTCGCCGCGCACGTCGGCCGGCAGGGCGGAGAGGGCGAACTCGCGGCCGCCGCCGCGGCCCTGCCGCTCGCGGCTCGACCAGCGCTGCCGCGTCGCCAGCTTGGAGATCTGTTCGCGCCGCTGCGGCAGCCCGTCGAGCCTGAGCGCGGCCAGCTCGGCCGCCGAAAAAAAGTCGGCCCCGACATCGACCATCTCGCCTCGGTGATCGCCGGGGGCGGGTACGCGGTCGGTGTCGGGGCCAGTCGATCCGATCGCCGAGGGGATGGCTGGCGATCGGGAGGCTGCGTCGCCGGAGAGGGAGGTCTTCGGCGCGGGCTGCAGCGAACGGGTTGAAAGTCGGCGGGCCATCACGCGGCCCGCTCGTGGGGATTGGTGCGGGAAGCGGGGATAGTCTCAGAGGGGCCGCAATCGTTCCTTCTGGACTCCTTCTTGCCGCCGCGTTTAATCGGCACGTCTTGGCGGTCGTAGCGGGGGGGCCAGATCACATGGGCCGGAACGCCGATCGTGCGGGCGATGATCCGTTCGACCTTGGGCCAACGCTTCACCAGGCAGACGCTCACGGCCGACGGCGAGAGATTGTGGCGTATCGACAGCCCTCGTTGCGTGAAGCCCTTGCGCTTCAACGCGGCGACGATGTCGGCCTTGTGCATTCCCTTCGGAGGTTTGGACCCGCTTTGCATTCCAGCTCGGCTCGCTCCCGCATATCTGCGTTAGTGAACGCTAATCTGCGGGTGTCGGCCTTGTCAACTCATATATGCGGTTTCAACCCGCTCAAGAGCGGTCCCGCGGATCAAATAAGCGGGGCGTCCTGATGGCTCCACGCCCCAAGGATGTCGACCTGCGCCTCGCGCCATTGGCTGAGGGTTTCGGCAACAGGGTGAATGTTGCAGCGTTGCGCATTGGCACGCGGCCCGAGGCGGCGGCGGCGATGGGCCTGTCCGACGATCAGCTCGGTCGCATCATCAAGGAGAAGGCCGTGCCGACGCTGCCGGCGATCGCGGGCCTCGCCAAGGCAAGCGGCTGCACGCTGGAGTGGCTGGCGTTCGACCAGGGCTCGCAGTTTGCCGAGACGTCGTTCGCCGTGCCGATCGTCGCCAAGGTCGCAGCGAAGGTGATGGCGACCACCAACTACGACAGCGTGCTCGCCGACACCGTGCTTGTGCCGCGCTACGACGTGCGGTTCTCGGCCGGGCCCGGCGCGTCGGGCGGCGACGACCGGATCGTGGCGACGCTGCCCTTCTCGCGGCGCTATCTCGAAGGCGTGCTGCGCTGCGCGCTCGACGACGTGGCGATCGGCGAGGCCGACGGCGACTCGATGGAACCGACGATCGGCGACGGCGACCTGCTCATGGTGCACCTGAAGCGCAAGCGGATCTCGGACGGGCACATCTTCGTGCTGCGGCTCGCCGACGAGCTGGTGGTGAAGCGCGTGCAGCGCGAGCTCGACGGCTCGCTGATCCTGATGAGCGACAACAAGGCCTATGCCGATCGGCGGCTGACCCAGGCCGAGGCCGACCAGGTCGACGTCATCGGCCGGCTGATCTGGAGCGGCGGGCCGGTCTAGCGCGCGCGTGCCCGCGCCGCGGCATCCTTCAGCCACCCGGGCTGCGTCATGTCGCTGAAGCGCGCGCCGAATGTCGGGACGTTGAACTCGGCGCCCGGCGAGGAGACACCTTCGGCATAGCCTCGCCGCTCGTCGATCATGAGCGAGCCGCTCGCGACCACGGCATCGTCGAACCGCATCGTGCGCAGGAGGTCGACGACGGCGCCGGGCTCCGGGGGGATGGCCGTATCGGCGATGTTCGTGAAGAGCGGCTTCGCGCCGTTGGCCACGGCGGCGAGCAACGTGTAGACGCGCCGGCGATCGTCGGACGGCCGCGCGAGCTGCACGACGAACACCCATCTCGAGAAGATCCCGGACGGACCCAGCACGCGTCGCAGCTCACGGCCGCGCTCGACCACCAGGCGATCGAGCGTCGCCTGGTCGGCGTGCTTGAAGGCGAGGGCGGCGTAGCGCTCGATCACGTCCGTGAACTCGCGTTGCGCGACGGGGATGGCCTCGGGCGGCGGCGCCAGCCGCGCCCATGACCTGGTCGAGACGGCCATGGGCAGGGAGGCGAGGGCGCCGACCAGGGCACAGCGGCGGGATAGGGCGGCCATGGCGGCGAGTGTCGCGGGCCGCCGCGCCGGCGTCTAGCTCCCGGCGGCGCAGCGGTCGACGATCCCCTTCGCACCGGCATCGACGCCGCCCAGGTCGGCGACCAGCTTGCGCCGGCGCCACTCCACGATGCTGCCCGCGCCGTCGGCGCGCACCGTGTAGATGGCCATGACGTCGGGCGTCGCCTTCGAGGCGATGACGATGGTCGCCGTCGACCTCTCCCGATCGAAGGTCGGGGTGGCGGCCCATTCCTGCGCCGAGCGCCGCGCGATGCAATTCGCCATCGGCTCCCAGGGAACGGCCTGGCGCTGGGTGAGCCGGACGGGTTGGGCCTCGACGTCGTCGATCGAGGTGCAGGCGCCGCTCGTCACCGCGAGCGCGAGGGCGGCAAGGATCGCCGCGCGGCGGGACAGCCGGGGGGACAGCCAGGGGGACAGCCGGCAGGGCCGCCGGCAGGGCAGATGGGGAAGGCGCATTCGGGCTCCTTTATTGCCGCCCGGTTGGGGCCGGGGCCGGGGCCGGGCGGGTGGGGGAAGCCTGAGTTTCGGGCCGCCCGGGCCGGCCGGTCCAGCCCGCCGCCTGGGGGTATCGGCCGATTTGGCCGTGGGGCGCCTGCAGGGGGGAAGACGGGCCGGGACTACCGGGAAATTCTTCGAACGCGTTTTCGAACGCCCGCAGGGCCGGGGAAGGGCGGTTCGGGGGCGGACCGCAGGGGAAGCCCTTCCCTCGTGAACCGTTTCCGGCGCCGACCTAGCGTCCCCCGGCATGCTGAACCGCGTCAAGCATCTCCTGAGCGGCCTTTCCCGGAGGCTCGTATGTGACCCACGCCAAGTGGCCCTGCTCGACGCCTCGGGCGGCGGGCTGACCGCACCGCTGTCGATCGAGCTGCTGTCGTCCGGCGCGAACGATCCGCCGGAGTGGGTGCGGTTCCTGGCGCCGGGCGTGAACAAGGGACGGTCCGGCCGCGAGTACACGGTCCTCAGCGTCGACCAGGTCACGCGAGCCTCGAATGCCTGGAAGGGCGCGATCGATCTCATCTGCTGCTTCGAGCACCAGTTCGACCGCGCGCGCCAGAACGGCCAGCCGGCGCCGGCCGCCGCCTGGATCAAGGAGCTGTCGGCGACCGGCCCCGACGGTTCGCCCGGTCTGTGGGCGCGCGTCGAGTGGCTGCCGGAGACCGCGCAGCTCATCCGCGCCCGCAAGTATCGCTACCTCTCCGCCGTCATCGAGCACGACGCCGCCGGCAACGTGCTGCGCGTGCTGCGCGCGACGCTGACGAACCAGCCGGAGATGGACACCGCCACCGCGCTTTTTTCTGCACTGCCAACCAAGGAGCCCACCGTGAACCTGCTGCAGAAGCTGCTGGCCGCCTTCGGCCTCGCCGCCACCACGAACGAGGACGCCGCCGTCGCGCACGCCTCGGCGCTCGCCACCCTCTGCGCCGCGCTCGCCAAGCAGGTGGGCGTCGAGATCGCCGCGCTGTCGGCGATGACCGCCGACCAGGTCACGACGGCGCTGCAGAAGCCGCTGGCCGAGCGGATCGCCACGCTGTCGGTCCTCGCCAAGGTCACGGGCGAGGCGACGCCCGAGGCGATCGCCGCCGGCATCCGCGCCCAGGGCGTCGATCCGGCACAGCATGTCGCGCGCTCCGTCTACGACGACGTCGCCGCCCGCCTCGCCACGCTGACCGCCGAGACCCGCGCGCGCACGATCGACGAGGCGACGAAGGCCGGCAAGCTCACGCCCGCGATGAAGGGCTGGGCCGAGAGCATGACGCTCGAGCAGCTCACCGCGTTCCTGTCGACGGCGCCCGTGATCGTCAATCCGAACGGCGGCGCGCCCGCTGGACAGACGCAGGTCGCGATCCTGTCGGCCGAGGAGAAGGCGCAGGCCCGGCAGATGGGTGTCACAGACGAGGACTTCCTGGCGGCCAAGAAGGCCCAGGCGGCCTTCGAAGCCCGCTTCACCGCCTGATCCCGTTCACGAACCCTCACTAAGGAGCTGACATGGCTGCAACTGCTTCGGACCGCGTCACCCAGACGCGCTCCGGCGAGATCGTCTCCCTGCCCGTGGCTGCGGCGACCAAGATCCCCGCCGGCGTCATGGTGCAGAACGATGCCACCGGCTGGGCCGTGAACGGCTCGGCCACGATCGCCAACCGCACGATCGGCATCAGCGTCGCCCAGGCCGACAACTCGGGCGGCGCGAACGGCGCGATCAAGGTCGACGTGCGGCGCAAGATCGTCGCCATCTTCGGCAACTCGGCCGCCGGCGACCTGATCGCCGCCGCCGACATCGGCAACGACTGCTACGTAGTCGACAACCAGACCGTGGCCAAGACGAACAACGGCGGCGCGCGTCCCGTGGCCGGCCAGATCGTCGACGTCGACAGCCGCGGCGTCCACGTCGAGTTCGCGTAGACGGACCGGCGCCCCCTCCCCCCACGACTGACCACCAGGAGCACCACGCATGATCCGCGTTTCGAGCGGCCGGCTTGCCACCATCAACATCGGCTTCCGCGCCAACTTCCAGCAGGGCCGCATCGCGGCCATGGCCGACAACCACTACCAGCGCATCGTCACGCCGGTTCCCTCGACCACGCGCGAGGAGGAGTACGGCTGGCTGAAGGACATCCCGCAGATCCGCGAGATGGGCGGCGAGCGCATCATCAACGCGCTGGCCGAGGACGGCTACAAGATCAAGAACAAGAAGTTCGAGCTGACGATCGGCGTCAAGGGCGACGACATCAACGACGACCGGGTCGGGATCTACGCGCCGCGCTTCACGATGATGGGCGACGAGGTCGCACGCTTCCCAAACCGCCTGGTGTTCGACCTGCTGAAGGCCGGCTTCGCCGCCGAGTGCTACGACCAGCAGTACTTCTTCGACACCGATCACCCCTACATCAAGGCCGACGGCTCGATGGGCACGCAGAGCAACTACCAGGCCGGCGCCGGCACGCCCTGGTATCTCCTCTGCACCAAGCGCCCCCTGAAGCCGATCATCCATCAGACGCGTGAGGAGTTCGAGTTCGTCGCGCTCGATCGTCCGACCGACCAGAACGTGTTCATGAAGGACGAGCTGCTCTACGGCGTCGATGGCCGCTGCAACGTCGGCTACGGCTTCTGGCAGATGGCGCTGGGCTCCAAGGCCGACCTGACGGACGCGAACGTGAAGGCGCTGCGCACGATCGGCGAGAGCCTGCTGGGCGACCACGGCAAGGCGCTGGGCCTCACCTACGACCTGTTCGCCGGCCCGCCGGCGCATCGCGACAAGGCGGACGAGCTGTTCAACACGCCGACCCTCGCGGCCGGCGGCGGCAACCCCCTCTACAAGGCGTTCGACACCCTCATCACGCCGTACCTCATCTAGCGACAACCCCTGCGGACAGGGCGGCGGCCCGCGGCACCGGCGACACGGTGCAGCCGCCGCCCGCTTCGCAAGCCACCGGGCCGGTGCCGTCCGCGGCACGTCTCCCGGTGGCTTCCGTGGCGACAACCCGAGGAGAAGACGATGGCGCGCCCCAAGGTGCAGGTTTCGAGGTTCCTAGTCGACGGCAGGGTTCCGCCGTTCGGCGTGATCGTGAAGAAGGCGATGTGGCGCGGCGGCCGGCAGTGGTCGGCCGGCGTCCACATCTTCGACACGCCGGAGAAGATCGACGAGCTGGGCGAGCCGGAGGCGGTCGCCGCGATGCTCGACACGCTCGCGCTCTATCCCGACGACTTCGAGATCAAGACGGCGGCCGCGGCCGAGAAGGAGCCGCCGAACGCGTAGGCATTCCCGGAGGGGAGCGCGCGTACCAACGCTCCCCTGGCCGCCGGCGCGGATGCCGGCGGCCGCGTTTCAAGCCCCGCCTCGAGGCGAGGCTTCAGTCGCGGACACCGGAGCCACCATGAAGCCCACGATCGGTCGCATCGTCCATTTCTTCGACGCCGCTTTGCGTGCCGACGCCAACAACCACGTCGGCCCCGGCCCCTATGCGGCCGTCGTCACACAGGTGTTCGACGGCGCTTGCGTCAACCTCAAGGTGATCGTGCCCTTCGGCGACGACCGGCACGAGGGCAGCGTGCCGGAGAAGAAGGCGGGCGACTACAGTGCCCGCTACTGGACCTGGCCGCCGCTCACGCCGCCGGCCGCGCCGATCGGCGTCGGCTACGGCGATCGCATCTGATGGCCTATACGAACACCGCAGGCATGACGGCGCGCTTCGGCGAGGCGCTGCTGAAGCTCGTCGCCGATCGGGACAACGACGGTACGATCGATGAGGCGGTGGTCGCGCAGGCGATCGCCGACGCCGACGCGCTGGTGGATCTGCACTGCCGCGGCCGCTACGCCGTGCCGCTGGCGCCGGTGCCCGCCGAGATCGAGCGCGCAGTGTGCGATCTCGCGCACCGCTTCCTCTACGGCAACAGCGCGGACGTTCCCGATCCGGTCGTGTCGGCCGACAAGGTGGCGCGCGATCTGCTGAAGTCGATCGCCGACGGCAAGGTGCAGCTCGACGCCGCGCCGGCGCCGGCCGCGAGCGACAGCGCAGCGCTCGAGATCGAGGTCGCGGGCGAGGCGCCGTTCTTCACCGGCGACGGGCTGAAGGGCTTCTGATGGTCGGGCGCCTCGTCCTCCTGGCAGGCGTGCCGGCGCTCACGCCGCGGAGCGCGTCGTGAGCGCCACCGCGATCCTCACCATCGATGGCGCCGGTCTCCGCGAGCTCGCGCGCCAGCTCGACGACGTCGACGGCGACAAGGCCGAAGCGCTCGAGGCGATCGGCGGCGGCTGGGAGACGCTGACCAAGGAGCACTTCGACACCGGCATCGGGCCCGACGGCGTTCCCTGGAAGCCGAGCCAGCGCGTGCTCGCCGGCAAGAAGCGCGGCGGCGGCACCCTCGTGCTCGAGGGCGACCTGCGCGACGCCAACAGATCCGAGGTGGTCGGCAGCGACGCGGTCGAGCTGGGCAACAACAGGATCTATGCCGCCGCGCATCAGTTCGGCGCCACCATCCAGCGCGCCGGCGCCCATGCCGTGCCGCTCGTGCTGCCGGCCGGTGCGGTCGGCGGCACGGTGATCACACTGCCGGCGCGGCCCTTCATCGGCTGGAACGCCGAGCACGACGCCATGGCCGCCGAGATCCTGGAAAGCTTCATCGCCAGGAAGACGGGAGCGCAGGCATGAGCGACCTGCCGTCCCTGGTGATCGCGCAACTGGCCGGCACCGCGCCCTTCGTGTGGGTGAAGGGCGCGCGCGAGTTCGGCGCGGCGCTGCAGGCGCCGCCGGTCGACAAGATGCCGGCGGCGTTCGTGCTGCCCTACGCCGAGAGCTACCGGCCAAACGCGCGGCTCAATCGGCTGAGCCAAGCCGGCAAGGAGCAGGTGACCATCGCCGTCATGGTCGCGGTGAAGCCCGCGATCGGCGCCGACGTGCACAACCCGCTGGCGGCGCCCCGCGATGCCCTGGTCGCCCGCCTGCTCGGCTGGCAGCCGGAGAGCGAGCACGGCGAGCTCGAGATCGTGAGCGGCGCGCTCACCGAGGCCAAGCCGACGCACCTCACCTACCAGTTCGTCTTCCAGCGCGACCACACGGTCGCCGTCACCGCCTGAAGGAGCACGCGATGGCCAAGAGCAGCACAACCGCCTTTCCGACCGCAGGCGGCAGCTATGTCGTGAAGCCCGACGGCAAGGTCGACCAGGTCGAGGCGACCAAGCCGCTGCCCGCCGTTCATGTCCACGACGATCACAAGCCGGCGCCGATGCCGGCCGGCCCGCAGGCGGCCCCGCAGCCGGCGGCGACGCCGCCCGCACCGAAGGCGAAGGAGTAGCGATCCATGTCCATCCGTTTCGAGCGCAAGGCCGCGCTGCTCAAGACCGAGGCCGTCTACGCGACCGATCCCGTTCCGACCGGCGCCGCCAATGCCGTGCTGCTGAAGCGCGGCTCGTTCAACCCGCTGGAGGGCGAGCACCTGCCGCGCGAGCTGCTGCGCACCGGCTTCGGCAGTCATCCCGGCACCTTCGTCGGCCGGCACGTCTCGTTCGAGCTGGCGGTGGATCTCGCGGGCTCCGGCGCCGCCGGCACGGCGCCGGCCTACGGCGCGATGCTGCGCGCGGCCGGCCTCGCCGAGACGATCGCCGCCGGCGTCAGCGTCACCTACACGCCGGTCGACACCGGCTTCGAAAGCCTCGGCGCCTACTTCAACCACGAGGACACGCGCCACATCGCGACCGGCGCGCGCGGCAACGGCCGGCTGCTGTTCCAGAGGCAGCGCAATCCGGAACTCGTCCTGAACGGCCTCGGCCTGTGGCAGTCCGACACCGCCGTCGCGTTCCCCGCGCTGACCACGGCGGCCTGGAGGGATCCGCTGCCGTCGACCAAGGCCAACACGCCCACCTTCACGATCGACGGCGTGCCGGTCGTCGCGTCGAGCTTCGAGCTCGATCTCGGCCTGTCGGTCGCCTACCGCGAGCGCATCAACCAGCAGGACGTCCCGGTCCGCGATCGCCGGCCGAAGATCAAGGCGCTGATCGAGGAGCTGCCGATCGGCACCAAGGACTTCTTCGCCATGGTCGGCGGCGCGCCGGTGCCGCTCCAGTACGTGCACGGCGTCGGCGCCGGCAACGTCATCACCATCGCCATCGGCCTGGTGCAGCTCAAGCAGGTGCCGCGCCAGGAGGAGGAGACCGACACGATGCTGAACGTCGAAGGCGAGGTCACGCTGGGATCGCCCGAATTCTCCATCGCCTTCACCTGATCTCGTTAAGCCACGAAAGGACGACAGCCCGTGTTCGATTTTCAGCAAGCGTATCGCTTCAAGTGGCCGGTGAAGGTGCTCGTGCCCACGCTGGAGGGGCAGCAGGAGAAGACGTTCACCGGCATCTTCCGCCTGATCGGCAAGGAAGAGCGCGAGGAGATCGACAGGGACTTCGGCACGCTCGGCGCCACCGAGCTGGTGCGGCGGGCCTGGGAGGGTTGGGACCAGCTCACCGAACGGGGCGAGCCGCTCGCCTACAGCGACGCCCGGCGCGACGAGCTCTACCAGGTGCCGTTCATCGCGTCGGGCGTCGCGCGCGCCTACTGGACGGCGATCACCGGGGCGCTGCTCGAAAAAAACTGAAGCGCGCGGCGCGGCAGTGGGTCGACTGGCGATCCGCCGCCGCCCCGCGCCGGACCACGGACGACGAGCGCGGCGAGATCGCGGCACAGCTCGCGGAACTCGGGGCCGACCCAGCGGAGACGATGTCGGAATGGACCGGCGGCACGATTGCAGAGACCACGGACGGGGCGGGACCGCTCGCGCTGCCGGTCGAGCTGGAGCCGGCGGTGAGCGCGTTCCTGCTCGCCGCGACGCAATGGCGCTGGGCGACCGCCGGCCGCTCGATCGTCGTGCAGGGCTTCCCGATCGTCGAGATGGAGTCGCGCCGCGTCGGCCTGGACTATGGCGGCCTGCGCGCGGCGCTGGCCTTCGCCGGCCGCCGGCTCACGCCGGAGGACTTCGCCTCGGTGCGCGTCATGGAGGCGCACGCGCTGAAGCTGTTGGCGCGATCGTGAGGGCGCGCGCATGACCGAAGTCAAGGCACGCCTCACCCTCGACACGTCGGACTTCGAACGGGGTTCCGCCAAGGTCGACCAGACCCGCGAGCAGTTCCAGCAGAAGACCGACCGGCGCAACGCCGAGGCCGAGGCCAAGGAGGCGGCGCGCAGCAAGGCCGCCGCCGATCGCGAGGCGCGTCGCCTGGCCGACAGGGAGGCGAAGGAGCAGGCCGCGACCGAGCGTGACGCCAAGCGCGCCGCCGCGACCGTCGAGCGGGAGGCCAGGCGCCAGGCCGACGCCGAGGCGCGCGAGCAGTCGACGGCCAAGCGGCGCGAGGAGCGCGCCCAGGCCGAGGCGGCGAAGGCCGCCGAGCGCGCGGCCCGCCAGGCGGCCACTGCGCAACGTACGGCCGAGCAGCAGGTCGCCAACGAGAACCGGCGGGTGGCCCAGCGCGCCGGCCAGCTCCAGCTCCAGCTCAACGACATCTTCACGTCGATCGGCAGCGGGCAGAACCCGCTCACCGTGGCGATCCAGCAGGGGCCGCAGATCACCCAGATCTACGGCGGCCTCGGCGCGACGATCGCCGCCATCCCGAAGGGCCTGCTGCTGGCCGGCGCGGCGGCGGCGGCCTTCTTCGGCATCCTCGCCGCCGGCGTGTCGGCCGCGGCCGAGACGGCGCAGCGGCAGCGCCAGTTCAACATCGAGCTGCAGGCGACCGGCAACATCGCGGCCGTCACGGCGCAGCGCCTCGACGAGCTGGTGCAGATCGAGGCGCAGCGGCCCGGCGCCAACCGGGCCGACACGGCGTCGTCGCTCGGCGTCTTCGCCCGCAACCCGGCGATCTCGGCCGAGGAGACCCTGGCCCGGGCGCTCGGCGTCGCGCGCGACCTCGCGCGGGTCAACCAGGTCGAGCTGCCGGCCTCGGCGCAGGAGCTCAACCAGTCGCTCGACGGCACCGCCGCCGGCGCGCGCAAGCTCGACGCCGCCTACAACATCCTGACGGCGGCGGAGTACGAGCAGATTCGGCTGCTCGACGAGCAGGGCCGTAAGGTCGAGATCGTCAACATCGTCCTGGCCGCGGCCGAGCGCCGGTTCAAGGGCCTGAACGAGCAGGGCATCTCGCCGACCTCGAAGTACCTCAACGAGCTGGGCAACGCCTGGACGAATTTCGTCGACAAGGTCGGCCAGTCGAAGCTCGCCCGGGGCACGATGTGGGCCGGCGCCCAGGCGCTGAAGGGCGGCGCGATGCTGTTCGGCGGCCCGCCGCAGCAATCGCCGAACGCCGGCGTGCCCGACGCCAAGGACGTCGCCGACGCCCAGGAGTCGCTGCGCGTCGCCGAGGCGCGGCTCGCACAGCTCCGCGAGCAGCACGGCGCGGCGCGCCCCGAGGCGAAGCCGTGGATCCAGGCCGAGATCGACAAGGCCAACGCGCTGGTCAAGGACCTGCAGGCGAACGTCGCCAACCTGCGCGCCCAGACGGCCGGCGCCACCGAGCAGCAGGCGGCGGCGCAGGCGCAGTCGGTGCAGGCCGAGACGGAGCGCGTCAAGAAGGCGGCGCAGGACACCGTCGCGGCGCTCAACACCGTCGAGCTGCAGCGGCGCAAGCTGCTCGCCGATCGGGAGAAGCTTTCGGGCTACCTGCAGAACGGCCTGGTGTCGCCGGAGGATGCCAAGGCGGCACGCGAGGCGATCCAGACGATCGACGGCCAGCTCGCCGCGCTGAACACGACGGCCGAGAAGCTGCACATCGACCAGGTGATCGAGGAGAAGATCGCCAAGCTGCCGCCGCACCTGCAGCCGCTGGAGCGCGCCTTCCAGGCGGCGTTGAAGCAGGGCGAGGCGGCGGGCCTCAAGGGCGCGGCGCTGATCGAGTTCGCCGAGAAGGCGCGGGCCAATGTCGCCCAGCAGCTCGCCTCGCAGACGCAGGAACAGATCGCGCTGCTGGGCGAGGAGGCGCAGGCCGCCCTTCGCGTCGCCGACGCCTACGGCAGGAGCCGGGCCGAGGGCCTGCGCGCCGCGGCGATCGGCGCGGCGGGCGTCGCCGAAAGCCAGGGCCAGATCGCACCGGGCACCGCCGGCGCCGTCGCCCGGCAGCAGCTCGAGAAGCAGGCGGCGGCCACGGTCGCCGCCGCCGCCGAGAAGAACCGCGCCTACGGCGAGGAGATCGCGGCGCTCGAACGGTTGACGGCGGCCGAAGCCCAGTCGGTCGAGGCGGCGCGCGAGGCCGAGCGCGTCAACCGCGTGGCCGCCTTCGCGGCCGAGCTGCGCGCCCAGGCCGAGGCGTCGGGCAGCGTGGCGATCGTCGCCGCGGCCGAACGGCAGATCGCGAAGTACGACGAGCTCTCCCGCAAGCAGCTCGAGCTGGACCGCCGGCGGGCGGCCAACCAGCTCAACGCGCAGTTCGATCCCGACACGGCCTACGCGCAACAGATGGCCCAGCTCGCCGAGCTGGAGCGGACCGGCGTCCTCACCCCGCGCGCCGTGGCCGAAGCGACCCGGCAGTACGAGCAGCAACGGCTGGAAAGCAGCCGCGATGCGACGGATGGGATGATCGCCGGGCTGCGTCGCTATGCCGACGAGGCGACGAACGCCGGCCGGGCGGCGGGCGAGGGCATCGCGTCGGGCATGCGCACGGCGGAGGACGCCGTCGTGCAGTTCGCCATGACGGGATCGTTCAACTTCAACCAGTTCGCCAACTCGGTGATCGCCGACCTGGTGCGGGTGGCGACGCGGCAGGCGATCACCGGGCCGCTGGCGAAGGCGGCGGGCTCGGCGCTGTCGGGGATCGGCGACTGGCTCGGCGGGATGTTCGGCGGCGGGAGCAGCGGCTTCAACGTGCCGGGCATCGGCACCGGCACCGGCTACACCTATCACGCCGGCGGCGTCGCCGGCGACGGGGGCGTGCCGACGCGCGTCCTGCCCCTCTCGGCCTGGCAGGGCGCGCCGCGCCTGCACGGCGGCGGCATCTCCGGCGGAATTCCGGGGCTGGGCGCCAACGAGGTGCCGACCGTCCTCGAGCGCGGCGAGGAGGTGCTGACCGCCGACGATCCGCGCCACCGCGGCAATCTCGGCCGCGGCGGCATGCCGGTGCTCAAGCTCGACGTCCGGCTGATCGACAAGACCGACAAGGGCACGACGATCCGCGCCGAGCAGGGCGTCGGGCCCGATGGCGCGCCGCGGCTCGACGTCATCGTCGAGATGGCGGAGCGGCGGATGGCCGAGAACGTGGCGCGCGATCGCGGCGCGCTCTCCAGCGCCCTCAAGGGCACGTTCGGCCTGCAGACGGTGGGGCGCTCGTGACGACCGCCATCGACTATCCGCGCACGCTGCCGTTGCCGCTGGTGCCGGGCTACGGCCTGCGCCGCCGGCCGAACATCCTGCGCACCGAGAAGGAAGACGGCCACGCCCGCCAGCGCCGGCGCACGATCGATAGCCCGTCCGACTATCCCGTCGTCTTCGAGTTCACGGCCGCCGAATACATGGTGTTCGACAGCTGGTTCCACTACGACGCGGCGGACGGCGCGGCCTGGTTCAACATCGAGCTGCTGGCCGCGATCGGCCTCGCGAACCATGAGGCGCGGGTCAAGGAGGGCAAGCTCGACGACGACCTGTTGCCGGGCGGCAACTGGCGCGTGGCCTGCGTGCTCGAAACGCGCCAGCGGCCGATGCTCGACCCGGGCGTCATGGCACTCCTGGCGAACGATACGGCCGACGCGCTGCTCGCGGCGATGGCCGCCTTCCACACGCTCGTCGAAACCCAGCTCTGGCCCGATTGAGGACACGCGCCCATGCCCACCATTGCCGAAGATCTCGCCGCCGCCGTCGCCCTGGCGCAGGCCGACGCCGCCAAGCTCGACGCCGTCGTGCACGGCCCGGCCGCCGGCCCGACCTCGCTGGTCGCGACCGATGCCGGCGACGCGAAGACGCTGGCCCGCATCACCGCCGAGGCCGCCGCTGCGGCGGCGGCCGGCGTCGTGCCTTTCACGCCGCCGGTGCCGTGGGTGTCCGGGCTCAATGCGGTCGTCGGGCCGCCGGCGACGGCGGTGATCTACCTGGGCGAGAGCTACTTCTGCAACACCGGCCACGTGACGGCCGCCACCTTCGCCCCTGACGCCGGCAAGTGGACGAAGCTCGCCGCCAAGGGCGTCGATGCGACGACGCCGGTGAGCGCCAAGGGCGATCTATACGGGCATGACGGATCGGCCGCCGAGCGCGTGCCGGTCGGCACAGATGGCTCGGTGCTCATGGCGCGAGCGGTCGCGGTGCTGGGTCTCCAATACGTCTCGCCCTTCACGGGCACGATCTTCGGCCTCACCTACGCCAACAACGCCACCGATCCGACGAATGACATCGACATCGTCGCGGGCGGCGGCATGTCGGACGACGGCACCGAGTGGATCGCGATCGCGGCCACCACCAAGCAGCTCGACGTCGCCGCCGAGGCCGACAACGGCGCGACGCCCACTGGCATGCTCGGCCCGGCCGCCGCGATCGGCAACTACGACTATGCGCTGTGGGCGATCAAGAACCCGACGACGGGGGAAAGCCGCGTCTTCGCCGAGAAGCAGGATACGGCGCCGACCTTGCCGGACGGCTTCACCAAGAAGCGGCAGTTCGGCTTCATCCAGCGCGTCGCCGGCGCGATCGCGCCCTTCACGACTTACGAGACGGCCGGTGGCGGACTGGAGTTCTGGTGGAATTCGCCAACCTCGGATTTCTTTCATAGCAATCTGTTGACCAACGCCAGGCGGACCGACGCGATCCGCGTGCCGAAGACTTTTTCCGTGCTCGCGAAGGTCACGATCCAGATCTACGACAGCACCACCGGCACGAATATTCGCATCGCGCGAGTGGGAGAGACCGACGTCGCGGTCACGGCGGATGGCTCGAATGGTGGCGCGGCCAACATGGGATATGCCGTCGGCGTGGTGGTCGCCATGGCCCATATGGACCTGCGGACCAGCGCCGACGGCAAGATCGCCGCGCGCTGCCAGACGGCAATGACCATCGATCAATACAATTGCGTCACAAACGGCTTCACCTGGTCGCGGAGGTAGCCATGCTCACCGAACAAGAAATCATCGCCGCCACCAGGCCCGTCCTCTTCGTCGTCAAGAACGCTGACGGGTCGATCCGCAGCCACGGCAGCACGCGGCCGGCCGGGCCGTGCGAGGCCTACTACGCCGACGATCCGGCAATCGTCGCCGAGCTGACGAAGCCCCGCGTGCCACCCTCGATCGCCAACTGGAAGGCGCACGCCATCCTGAAGGTCGACAACAAGCACCAGGCAGTGCTCGACGTCATCGCGGCGATCGCCGACCCGGCGACCCGGGAGCTGGTGCAGATCGCGTTCGAGCGGCTCGACCCGATCCCGCGCGCCAGCACGACGCTCGTCTCGCTGCTGACGCACCCCACGGTGGGCTACGACGAGGCCGGCGTCGACGACCTGTTCGTCCGCGGCAACGCGCTGCAGATCGATCCGTGACCGATCCCGTCTACTCCGAGGCGATCCGGGAAGCCTACGCGCTGGCGCCGGTGAACGACGCCGTCGTGCACACGCTGGAGATCCGGCACCCCTCGTTCGTCGGCGACGACGGCCTGCCCGACTCGGCGTGGGTCGTGCTGAACGGCAAGGACCTGGTCGCGACCATCGAGGCGAGCGCGCCGGTGCGCGGCGGCGAGGCCGTGACCTTCATCGGCGTCTATTTCGAGCTGACCTTCCCGCCGATCGAGAACGCACCGTCGCCCGAGATGGAGCTGGCGATCGACGCGGTGACGCGGGAGATTTTCCAGAACCTCGACCGGGCCGTGAAGTCGCGGACCAAGATCGTCGCCTGCTATAGGGTCTACCTGGCGAGCGACCTCACCGTGCCGCAGCGCCTGCCGCCCGACGAGTTCACGCTGTCGAACGCCGAGGGCGACGCCCATGCGCTGCGCGCCCGGGCGCGGGTGCCGGTCGACCTGCGCGCCACGTTTCCGCGCGGGCTCTATACCGCGTCGGAATTCCCCGGGCTGCTCGGCCGATGAACGGGCAACACTGGTCGCTGCCCTTCATCGGCCTGCCCTATGCCCACGACGGCGAGGGGCCGCGCGCCTTCAACTGCTGGTTCTTCCTGCGCCACGTCCAGCGGGTCCGGTTCGGGCGCGACCTGCCGTCCTGGTCCTCGCCGCCGACGCGGCTCGGCCAGGCGCGCGCCCTGACGAGCTGGGCCGGCGCGTTCGGCTGGGTCGCGGTCGATCGGCCGATCTCGGGCGACGCCGTCTATCTCTCCCAGCTCCGCCACCCCAGCCATGTCGGCGTCTGGGTCGCCGACGTCGCGCGCGGCTCGGTGCTGCACTGCCTGCAGGGGGCGGGGTCGGTGTGCAGCCCGTCGAGCGTGCTGAAGGATCACGGCTGGAAGATCCTCGGCTGCTACCGCCCGGCCGGGGAGGTGCGCTGATGGGTGCCGCCGTCATCTTCCCGAACGCCTTCGATCCGATGCAGCACGAGGTCGTGAAGCTGAAGCGGGTCCAGTCGATCGGCCGCTTCGTGCGCCGCACCCAGCGCCGCCGCACCGTGGTGCGGGAGGTCGGCGGCCGCCGCCTGCGCGTGTTCGTCCAGCCGACGCTGGTGCAGCTCAACGGCCGGCCGGTGCTGCGCCGCGACTGGTCGACGACGATGATCGGCCCGCTCGACGTCGTCTACTTCCGCGCGTTGCCGGCCGGCGGCCAGGGCGGCTCCAATCCGCTGGGCGCGATCCTGGCGATCGCCGTCGCCATCGCGGTGCCGGTCGTCGGGCCGATGCTGGGCGCCGCCCTCGGCTTCGCCGCCGGCAGCCTCGGCGCGGCGCTCGTCACGGCGGGCGTGGGCCTGGCGCTCAGCGCAATCGCCTACGGCATCACGTCGCTGTTCGTGCAGCCGCCGCCGGCGGCGACGCCGATGATGCAGCAGAGCTACGGCGGCGTCGCCTCGACGCCGACCTCGCCCACCTATTCGGCGCAGGCGCAGGGCAACGTCGCGCGGCTCGGCCAGCCGATCCCGGAGCTGATCGGCCGCCATCAGATCTACCCCGACTTCGTCATGGAGCCGTATTCGCGGTTCGTCGGGAACTACCAGTACCTGCACATGCATCTCGGCCTGTCGATGGGCGAGCTCGAGATCGAGGAGCAGCGGCTGGGCGACACGCCGTTCAGCTCCTTCTCGTCGATCGAATGGGAGAAGATCGAGCCCGGGGCCGACCCCGACATCGCCATCTGCGACCCGCGCCTGCTGCTCTGCCGCGACCTCGCCCAGGTCGAGCTGCCGGACAGCGCCGCCGGCTCGCCCTGGAAGGGGCCGTTCGCCGCCAACCCGTCCGGCACCACGATCGACCACATCGAGATCGACCTCGCCGCCGTGCGCGGGCTGTGGAAGTTCAACACGGCCACCGGCGGCCTCAACGCGATGACCATCACCGTCGAGGTCGAGGCGCAGCAGATCGACGACGACGGCGCCACGGTCGGCGCCGCCTTCACGCTCGGCGCCATCGTCAAGACGGCGACGTCGCGCGAGCTGCTGCGCTGGACCGACGGCTTCGACGTGGCCGCGGGCCGCTGGCAGATCCGGCTCCGTCGCACCGACCTCAAGGACAACGACATCCAGGCGGGGCACCAGGCCGACTGGATCGGCATGCGCGGCCGGCTCACGACGCTCCGCCGCTATCACGGCATGACGGTGGTCGGCGTGAAGATGAAGGTCGACGGCGACATCAACGGCCAGACCAGCCGCCGCGTGAACTTCATCGCCACGCGCAAGCTGCCGACGTGGGACGACGTGGCGGGCCGGATGGGCACCGTGCTGGCGGCGACGCGCAATCCCTGCGACGCCTTCGCCCACATCGCGCGCACGGCGAACGGCGGGCGCCTCGCCGACGACCGCATCGCCCTCGCCGAGCTGTACGCCCACAGAGACCAATTCGCGGCCGACAACTGGACGTTCGACTTCGTCTTCGACCAGCCGCAAACGACGTTCGAAGCCCTGTCGAAGGTCGGCCGTGCCGTGATCGGCCAGGTGGTCCCGCAGGCCGGCAGGGTCCACCTGGTGCGCGACGTGCCGCACGACGGCGTGCCGGTCCAGATGTTCTCGATGCAGAACATCCGCAAGGGCTCGTTCAAGTGCGAATGGAAGATGGTCGATGAGCAGACGGCGGACGCGCTGGTCGGCACCTACATGGACACCAAGTCGTGGAAGCAGGTCACCGCGACCGTCGCCTACGACGACAGCCCGCAGGACAATCCGTCGAACCTGCAGCTCCACGGCGTCACCTATAGGCCGCAGGGGCGGGCGGTGCTGTGGAACTGGATGCGCGGCAACTATCTGCGCCGCCGGGTGCTGACCTGGGAGACCGAGATGGAAGGGCTGATGACGCGCTTCGGTGCGCCGATCAGCCTGACGCACGACGTGCCGCGCTACGGCCAGTCGGCCGAGATCGTGGCCTTCGGCGGCAACTCGCGCATCGCCACGCTCAACGAGCCGATGGCGTTCACCGAGGGCGTGCAGCACTACGTCGCGATCCGCAACCGCTTCGGCGACAAGAGCGGCGCCTTCGAGGCGTTCCCCGTCGACGGCGAGCCGATGCAGATCCGGATCGGCGAGGGCGAGCTGCCGCAGATCTTCACCGGCGGCGACCGCGAGCGGACCTTCATCCAGTTCGGCCCCGGCGAGGACTATGCCGCCAACCTGCTCGTCATGTCGGTGCGGCCGATCGGCGACAGCCACGCGCGGATCGAGGCGATGGACGACGATCCCGCCATGCACGATCCGATCCCCGACGAGGTGCTGCCCGGCGAGGGCGGCGAGGGCGGCGTCGGCGCGCCGGCCGGGCCGCTGGAGATCCACGTCGCGGCCAACACGGCGAACCTCAACCTTCGGGCGCTCGCCGACGCCAACGGCTACACCGGCACGGCGGGCCAGCAGGTCACGATCGTGATCGATCCGGGCGTGCACGTGTACGCCACCGGCACGGGGCTGCCGGCGCTGATCCGCGGCACCTGGCCCGGCGGCTACCAGCCCATCCTGGTCAACCAGGGCACCATCTCGGGCGCGGGCGGCGCCGGCGGCAACTTCTCGGCCGGCGGCGGCAACGGCGGCACGGCGCTCGATGCGTCGAGCGGTCCGCTCAGGATCGACAACACCGGCGGCACGATCCGCGGCGGCGGCGGCGCCGGCGGCGGCGGCGGCAATTCGGGGCACTCGGCCGCCGGCGGCGGCGGCGGCGGCGCGGGCTTCAACAATGCGCCGGGCGGCCTGGGCTACACGGGCACCGGCGCGCCGGGCAGCAACGGCGGCAACGGCAGCTCGGGCGGGCCCGGCGGCGGTGGCGCCGGGGTGACGCAGGACGTCTACGAGACGGTCGGCAACGACGAGAACGGGCCGATCCTCGTCTTCGACCACACCTGCAGCGGCGGCAACGGCGGCGACGGCGGCGGCTACGGCCAGCCGGGCCAGCCGGGCACGAACGGCAACCCCGACTTCGGGGCGGGCAACGGCGGCGGCGGTGCTGCAGGCCACGCGGTGACCGGCAACGCCAACATCGTGTGGGACAATGTCGGCACGCGCACGGGGCCGATCGCATGAGCTTCGTCGATCCCGCGACCCGGCTGAGCGAGCCCGAGCTCGACCATGAGAAGGCGTGCGCCCTGCAGCGCATGGCCGGCGTGCGCGACGCCTTCATCTGGAGCGCCGACATGGCGGCGAGCCGGGCCTACAACACG